GGAGGCTTCACGGTAGATCGTGGAATCGCGCGTGGCCGGGAGCACCGAGGTCACGACGCCGCAGAACACATCGCCCTGCGCGGCGCGGATGACGTCCTGATAGACGGCGTCACCGATGGTCTGGCCGGTGCCGTTGATCTTGACGAGGTCGCCGATGCCGATGAGCGTGCCGTCTGACGCGGGCACGGAGTAGACGTGGAACGCCCCGTTATAGGGGTTTCCCTGGATGGTACCGATGGGCACGAGCCCATTGGCAATATTCGGGTTGGCCATTTAAGGCACTCCTGATGAGAGAAAAGGGGGTTTGGCCCTACTCCCGAGCGAGGGTGTTGCGGCCATCCTGACCGCGTCGTCCGCCGGGAACGTATGCCTCTGATCCACTCAGGCCCTCGGAGCTTGGCAGCGCACCGGCGCGGATCTGTTCATCCCGCGCTTCGATGAGCTTTTGCTCTTCGGCCTTGTCTGCCTCATAGAAATGACGCGGCTTGCGCAGCAGGACGGCCTCTTCGCCCTCACTACGATCCGCGATTCTCTTCACGACTGTGCCTTCGGCCACGCCCCTGCCGATATCGCCGTCAGCGGATGAGACGACCTCATAGTCATCCATCTGCGTGAGCTGCTTCACCCGGCCGGGGCGGTTGTTGACCCAGCGGTAGGTGAAATTCGGGTCCTTGTATTCCTCCGGAACGTGGAGCTTGAGACCGCGTTCCATGCCGAGTCCTTGCCGGCGACGACGCTCCACCTTGACCTCTTGGGTACGGTCAAGGCGGGGGCGGCCGGGACCGCGGTGCTGTTCAGTGTCGCTCATCTCACATCTCCAGATATTGCGCGGCGTAGCGCTCGCGGGCCTTGCTCAGGTCCTTGTCGACGGTTTCGCCCTTTTCGAGGAACAGCCCGTCTTCCTTGATGAACTTGTCGGCCTGCGCCTTGGCGTCGGCCGGGAGCTGCGAGAACTTCGACCGGCTTGACCCGCCAGCCACACGAGAACCGCCTTCAACGCGAGAACCGCGCGCCGGCTTTTCGTCATCCTCCTCGGGCTCCTCGCCGAACTTCTCCGGATAGCGCTTGGCGACGTATTTCCGGGTTTCCTCGAGGTTGTCGACCAGCTTCATGCCGGGCTTGTCCTTGAGCAGCTTGCCGTGATGCGCGTTCGCAACGGCCTGCATCTCGGGATCGGTCGTGTACCAAGCGTTTTCGGCGATCCAGCCGCCGATGGTGTCCTGCACGTCCTTGGGCAGCGCCTGGTTGACGTTCTCCTTGGCCTTGTCGACTTCTTCCTTGCTCGGCTTGGCCTCTTCAGCGGCCTCGTCAAAGGCCTTGAGGTCCTTGCGTTCGGCGTCGCGGAGCTTGCGGACCTGCTCCTTGTCGCCGACCTCGGTTGCCGCATCGATCGCGGCGGAATATTTGTCTTCAAGCTGGGAGCGCTGGCGATCGAGTGCGACCTTGGACATCTTCGCCATGTTGGCGACGGTCAGCTTGGTTTCTTCCTTGAAGGCCTTCAGCTCCTTGCGAAGCTCGTCGGCTTCTTCCTTCAGCTTCTTGTTTTCAGAGCGCATGATCGGGATGACCGTCTCGGCGCGCTCCAGGTATTCCTTCGCCTTGACGAAACCGTTCTTGGGCGGTGAGCCCTTCCACTCGGCAGGGGCTTTCCAGCCCATGGTCTTGGCCTTTTCGACGTCGGCCGGCTCGCTGTCGTCAACGAAGTCTTCAAGCTGGTTTTCGCTCATGGTTTCCTCAATAAAAAACCCGCCGAAGTGGCGGGCGGGTCAGATCAAATTTTCAGCGGTGGTCTAGAGACCAGAAGTCCCGTACCAGTCCTTCGCATCAGGAGGCGGTCGTAGGCAGAGATTGGCTTGCAATGATCGCTCTGTTGTGGCCATCGCGGCACGCATGCGCCTGAACAGCAACTTGGCTTTCGCCGGGTTTTCTTTCCGAAGTCTGCGGTAATCGGCCGCCATAATCTTGCGGATGCCAGCCAAATCAGCTTTCAGGAGTTGCAGGATCTTCATTTCAGCACCGCCGAGACATCCTTGTTGCCTTCACTCGAAGGCACCCAGCGGGCGCCATCCCAGACTTCAAACTCTGTGACCTCGTGTAGAGGCGTTCCCGGAGGATAAGCCTTCGTAACCACGATGTCGCCAAGAATAGGATTGTCGTATTTCTCTTTCGCCGTTCTCTCGTCCATGTCAGTCTCCATCAAATCAGGTAGCTATCCCAGCACCGCCGAGACGTCCTTGTCGTTGACCACGCGGTATTTCTTGCCGTCGCGGCCCTTATACTCGAACCCGGCGAACTTGGCGAACAGCACCTTGTCGCCCACCTTCGGTTTCTGGTCCTCGATCCCCTCCCATTTGTCGTAGGAGAAGGCGAGCGGGGCGAGCGCGATCAAGACGCCTTCCATCTGGGCGAACTGCGCGCGGTCCTTATGCTCGTCGGGAATGAAGATGCTTCCGATCTTGTCCGTCACCTCAACCGGGAGGATGAGGACTTTGAACTCGGTGGGCCTGATTCCAGACAGGTTCAGTGGCGCGACCTTGAAAGACCTGCCATTATCAGGGCTCATGAGAAGGTCTACGTTTGGATTTTCGCTCGTGGAAACTGGCACCTTATAGGCACTCGCTTCAAACTTAATCTTCGTCATCTTTCACGTCCTCATATCTGATTTCGCTCAGATCCATCGCGGCTTGTGCCCGCGCTTTCAGTTCCACCAACACCATGGGGTCGCAGTTTCCAGCACCCCAGGATTCGTCAATCCACTTCTGCCGATTCTGTTCTGCCAGTGCGCCGACACGCTTCAGGACGTGCTCGGTGACCGGGTTGGCTAGCCATTCTTCAAAGGCTTCGCGGTCGATCATTCGATTATCTCTCTATTCTGACTGGCCGGGCTTGATTCCGGCTATCCATCGGTAAATGGCAGCATACCCGCTCCGTGCCATGTTTGATTTCACGTCTCACGATCGGAAATCGGCCGTCGCTTGCGTGTCCTTCCACGCCGCAGTCAGAAACTCCGTTTAGCATAAAACCTAAGTCTCGCTGGCTTTCTTATCAGCCGCGACAACGGTCGCCTGCTCGCGGTCCTTCTTGCGCTCGTCCCGCTCAACTTGCCGGTCCATATGCCGGTGGGCGTCCTCGGCGTCCTGAGCATGAGCCGCAAGCATGGCCGCAGCCGGCTCAAGGCTGGTGCTGGTCAACGTCTGCGCCGTGAGCGCGTCCTTGTGCCGTGCCGTGGCGTCGTCCACCTTGGCCTTGACCGGCAGCAACTGGGTTTCCGCGGTCGTCTTGTCGGCAGTCGCGGCATCCTTGTGCGCGCTGGCGACGTGCTTGGCGGTCTTGGCCTGCAGCTCTTCAAGCTGGGCCTGTTCGCCGGGGCTCGGCCCCTGCTGCTTCTTGAACAGCTTGTCCGGCTCCTGCACGCCCATGGCGTCATAGACCCGCCGCAGCGCTTCCACCGGATCTTGGATCGGGCCAAACGCGGGATGCTCGGCGATCTGCATCAAAAGCTGGGCATGCCCTGCCCGTTGCATGTCCGTGACCATCTTCGGGTCAGCGACCGGGCAAACATCCATCGATCCGAGGTCGTAATCCGCCTTCTCAACGACTTCCTGCTCATCATTGAAGATGTAGTAGGCTTTCTCGTCGATATGCCGGGCATTCAGCTCAAACAGAAGCTTGAATTCATGCTTCAGCGCGCGGTAAATCCGCTTGTAGATCGCCGTGAAGACCTTCAGGCCCTGCTCGATCATGGCCAGCGTCGTGGTCGCGGTCTGTGTCTGGCCGTTGGTGTCGCCGGTGAGGATGTCCTTGACCGCGGTAATGTCCTTGGCCGCCTCGATCATCATCCCCAGCAACTGGAACAGCACCGGGGATGGGCCCTGGAACTGGTGCATGTGGATCTGGTCGCCCAGCTTGCCCGAAGTCTCGACCTGCTCGAACTTGCCGGGCGAGACCTTGATCTGGCCGCCCTTTTTGAGCCTGATCCCAGTACCGATGAACCCGCCGCCCGCGTTCTGCAGGTGGCCGGCATCCAGCATCTGGTTGATCGTGGTGTCAATCGTCTCGCCAAGGCTCTCCAGCAGCCGGCCGAAGCCGATATCGTAGAACCCGCCCTTGGGATCGGGCAGGAAACTGTATTTGACGAAATACTGACACTTCGGAATGCGCGTGATGCGCTTGCCGTTGTCCTTGATCTCCTCCATGCGGTAATTCGCGACGATGCGAACGACCCGGCAGGACTCCTTGTGGACGGTGACAATATACGGCTCACGATAGCCGTCGTCGTCTAGGTCGAGATAGCAATGCTGCTCCAGGAACAGGTGCGGCGCGTCTTCGTCGTTGTCCCCGTCGTTCGATACCGGTGTCGGCAACTCAAGTTCGAGGAATACGCCCTCGCGCATCCGCTCCTCGATATCCTGGGGATAGAGGAACAGTTCATGCGTGACAGCCGGCGCCTCATCCAGCGAGCGGCATTTATTGTTGACCACCAGGTGGATGGCCGGGACCATCTCGGACTTGTTGCGGCCCAGCGTCTCGGAGCGCCAGACCTTGCGGAAGGCACAGCCCACGATCGGCAGATGGTGCAACAGGACATCGGTGTCTTCCTCCCACTCCTCCATTTCGTTGAGGATCTGGTACGACATATGCTTGGAGACGCGATCGGCCTTGGCGCGCTTCTCGCCGGGGTTCTTCAGCCACAACGGCTCACCGTTCATCGGATCGAGACGGGGCTCGCCGTTCTCGTCCTTCATCGGAACGCCCATGTCGTTGCCGACGACCATGGCCTTGACGATACGGGAACCGTCCACGATCGCGGGATAGGCGCGGGCGCCGAACTGGAGGGCAGCAACCGTCACCAAGGGGTACTTGATGTTGGCAGCGCCCTCGAACGGGTAGTTCTTGGGCTTGCGGACCTGGAGCGCGATGTCCATGGCCCGGTTGCTGGATTCCTCCCAGTCGGAGCGGGAGGCCTTGTCTAGCTCGTATTTGCGCTTGACGTCTTGGGCAAGCTGGCCCAGGCGCTCCTCGCCGTCCTTCTCGTCAAGGATGATTTCGGCGATGTTCGGCGAGGCTTCCAGATCGAGCAGCCGGGCAATCGTCTTCGTCAGGGCCGGCGAATGCTTCTTTTTCTCGGCCGGCGGGGCGTATAGCATACGGCTAGAACTGGTCCGACAGCCGAGCGAGCAGGTTCAGACATTCCCTGATCTCGCCCTCAATCTGCGATAGAGCCGCCGGCATGCCAGATTGTCGCTTGGCCGCGTTTGGACCATCCGGTAGCCCCATGGGCTCGCCGTGAATACGCGCCGAAAGACCTTCCAAGCGGCTCCTGATCTCCTCGACCCCGGTAAGAGCGCCTTCGACCCGTTGCAGCAGGCCGATTTCCTTGGGAGCCGGGGTACCGAGAATGACACCACCCGGATGACCTCCGTAAAGCCCCGCTTGGCTTCGATTCATTGCGCCTTGATACGAATTGACCTGCTTCGTCTGATCCACGGCTAAGTCTCCCTGCACGAACATCATCAATACCCCGTCACGCTGGACCGCCCGCGCTGCTGGCTGCGGTCGTCCTCGTCGTCCTCGTCCAAATCCACATAAACCGGCTCGGCAAATGTCAGGACAATTGCGTCCCATTCGTCAGGCGATCGGACACCGCGAGCGCGCATATGCTCTTTGCTCTCCAGGAGAAGCCGCTGGTTTACATCATACGAATAGCTCGGACCGCACGCATCTGTCTGCAGGCTGTCAGTATCTGGAATATCAGCGCCGCCGGGTTCGTTGAGCCATTCCTTTGAGCGCTTCCACATCTCGGCCCGGCGATTACGAGGGCCGGGCCGCCTGGTTCCGTCGTCCAACAATTCTTCCGGTTCTTGCGGCTCAGACCCAAAGTTGATGCCAACCACAAGGCGCTTGTAGATCCCACCCCAGCTATGCAGGATATCTACAACTCCTGCACCAGTGCCGCCCACGTCAACAAACACCCGCTCGGGCTTGTCAGCGTCTATAACCTGCTTGATCCAGTTGGCGCCCTGCACCGTATCAATCTTGGCCTTGCCCTCAACCTTGAAGACCTTGCGTCCCCTACGCCAAGCCAACGCGAACCTGTCGTCGCCGAAACGCGCGGGATCGGCGCCAATCACCAGAGGCCCAATCCCCTCACATGTGGCCTTCCTAGCCGCCAGTACGGCCGACGATTTGATAAAGCTATCATGTCCGGTAAGCTGGAATGCCTCCGCTGCGGTCGCCGGGTATTCCTGCTTGAACAACAATTCGTCCTTCAGTTCGGAAATCTTGGCGCGACGCCAAACCATCTGCTCGAGCCCAACGCCGTGAGCTTCCGCATATTCCTGTTCTTCCTCGTCGAGCCGGAAGCCGGCCGGCACGGCGCGCCGGTATTCATCCTGCCAGAACCACGGGATGAATATGGCCTCATAGTCGCCTATGCCCGCCTCTGCCTGCTGCCAGCGCTCGTGAAACTCGCCGCCCACACCGTTTGCCGTAGACTCAAGGACAACCTCAGTGCCAGGCAGATCAGGGATGGCCTGAACAACACCCGCGAAATGTGTTTTGGCATTGGGCCAGAACGCCACCTCGGAGCCGTGAAACAATTGAACCGTCTGCGATCGGCCCACAGCCTTCGCACCGGCAGTGCCAACAGCGTACCCGCTCTCCAGCTTCGCAAAGCTCAGTTCCTTAGCGTTCGCCGCACCGGTGACCGGCTTAACCAGATCGGGACAATGGGAGTGATATCGCTCCACCATGCCGAAAAGGTTGTTAGTTGCATCCTGCTCATGCGTCAGGATGAACACCCGTACCCCTTTGGTATGGGAGGCCCGCCAATAGTAGCGGCCGCCAATGTAGGTCGAGACGCCCTGTTGCCGCCCCTTCAGGACCAGAGCCCGAACCCGCCCGGTTCTCTCCTTCTGAGCTTCGAGCCGACCGTGAAGGTATCTTTGAGCTGCGTTGAGTTCCAAAGGTACGATCTCGCCGCCCTTGCTTCTGATCTTCAGGCAACGTGAGCTATAGTGAGGGAAGTCAGACTTCAGCCGTTGGCGGATCGCCTTCTCGCGCTCACTCAAGCTCCTCAAGAGCATCCTCGTGATTCAGGCTCAGCCCACCTGACAGCTCGACAGCCGCCAACTTTGGGTGCACGAACGGCGCCGCGGCTTTGGCCGCATCCATCCTCGTCTCTATGGGCTTCGTTTCATCTCTTAAAACGGTCAGCATGTACTCCAACGGAGTGATACCAGAAGCTGCTATCTCAGCTTGGCGCTCGGCACTTGCCTTGTTTGGAACGCCTTTCTTACGGCCGGCGTTGTCTCTCTTGCCACCGCGCGCCATTTGATTCCGCTCTGATTATTTTTCAAATCCGTTTGGCGATCCTGGCGGGAATTGAACCCGCATCGATCCCGTAACAACAGAACCGCTCGCTACCCAAGCGCTGGGACCGGATTCTAGACGAATGGATGCTGAGAAAAGGGCACAAGCCGCCCGGCGGGTGAAAATCATGTCACCGGCCCGTTTGACGTAGAGCCGATTTGCGTTCTGTTGTCAGTTCCTTGCTTCGGAACTTCCACCAGCATAGCGCTCAACACCTTGACAGCACGCTTCCATGCCAAGCTGTATTTTTCATTGCCACTGAGCGCGTTGATGCGCTGGATCGCGTCAATCAGAGTTTGATTGCGGGTATCTTGGTCGCTCATGCCGCCCTGACCCCATGAATGGTGGATTTGCCGTAGGTATTGGCGTCCTTGATCTTGAATTGGTAGACGCCCTTGCGGATTCCGGTCACGGTCGCCAGCATGTCTTCAAACTCGCCGGCAACGATCCGGATGCGAGCCCCGACGGGAATAGGACCCTGGGCCACTTCATCCCATTCGCCTCGCATGTACCGGAAGCGAAGGTCGTGAACCCAGTGGGCAGGGAAAGGCGTAGGAGAC